GAGAAACTTTATTACTCAAATGTCACCAGTACTGAAGAAGGATAAAGAATATTGGAATTATTGGCATGACAAAAACGTTGGAGTATTGAGTGAATCTGGATTGTTAAGTATTTACTCCTACCTATTTCATGTGGACTTAACTAACTTCAATCCTTTACCAGAAGAGGGAGCACTGCCTCGGACACAACATCACAAGTCATTGTTAGAAAACAGACCACCCTTACAAAGATTTTTAATGTGGTTCGTATCGAATACGATTCTTAACAAGTCAGATGAATTGGAAAGGGACGATATTGTAGTAAATAACAAAGATGTCAGAATCCAAGAAAAAAATATGGGAGTTGGGCTTAAACGCAAAATCATAGAAGATAACACAAAAGGATTTGCTGTAACAACTGCTGTAGAGATGTGGGCTGATTTTAATCATTGGAAACAGGAGGGGAACAAATGCGAACACATTGCCGATTCAAATAATTTACTACAAAAATTAAAAGAAGGTATTATCGGGCAAACATTTGATATGGATAAGAAAAGCATCTGCCCTACGTTCAGACGTAGAAATAGCAATAATTTTGACACATGCTGGGATATTTTTTCACTACGTGACAAGTTTGTAGAATTAGGAGCATTCGATTCTGATAGTTTTGTAGGAGGATATTCTACACAAGACGACTCTAAAGGACTTGACAATATGAAAGATATGATGAGATCAATCCCAACACTTGATATTCATCAAACAAATGATTCCTGTGACGTAAGTAGCGAAGACGATGAAGATGACGTCGAGGCAAAGTTAGCAGAGGCAGAAGCTTTACGAAGATTAGCCGAGGCTGAAGCTGAAGTAGCTAGGCTAAAAGCTAAAAAGGCAAAAAGATTTAAAAGTGTTGCGAAGACGTTTGAAGAAGAAGATAATGAGAAAGAAAAAATACGCAACAACGCACCTATTCCGTATGGAGGAATGATAAACACCGAAGGGATAAAAATGGAAATGGAATGATGACATATATAACAAATACTATTTTTCAAATTTTAAATAAAAAAGACAAGGTCAAAGCCTACGAAGCTTCAACAGCCTCAACAGTTGAAGGTGTTGAGGCTGTTGAGGCTTCTGCTATATTATATATACACGTAGGGTATGGTATTCTTTACTAAAGAATACAATACGATGCCTTATAATATTTTGTTAAAAGGTATAAAGACAAGTTACTTAGTATATATAACCAGAGATATGGAACGTGAAAATTTAAGTCGCCCTATAAAAGTCTTTAAACCAAAAAATAAGTTAAACAAAAACTTTATTTGGATATATCAGAAAGATGATAATAAGTTTCTTTACCAAGAAGGTGTAGATGATAATACGAAAATGAAAAACACATATTTTACAAAAGAAGAATTAGATAACAAACTTAAGGGTATTGAAAGCCAATACGAAATACAAAAATAAAAGTTAAAACAGTAATAACATTAAGATTCGGTATATATATAACAGATTAGGTATATATATAACAATTACAAAACGTCATCGTCATCAGGGTCGTTCAGCACATACGCCTCTTTGTCTGAAATTACACTCATAGGGTAACCTTTGTTTATAGAGACCCATCTTGAGTTCAGTTTCTTTATACGCTTGATTTGTTCTCTATCCAATCCAAAGTAATTATCAAGTAAGTATTTAATAGACCTCCCGCCTAATCCTGAAGGAAAAATTACTACTGAATTACACTCGTTAAGGATTCTTTTAGTGGCGTGTCCGTCGGTCGCAAGGTGACTTGTGTAGATTACTTCGACGTTAAAATGGCGCCCTGTTTCCAAAACTGAGTTCAAAACTTCCGCTACTTTTAGACGGTAACGCTTATCGGTAAGGCAATCTGTATCATCAAAAATGACACAACAGTCTTTAAAATCCTTTGCGGTAATTTCCGTTTCCAAAAACTTCTGGTTCATTTTAATACGGTTGAGTCCTTTAATCTTGTCAATAGAGCTGTCATCGCTGATTGACGAAATCAAATACACCTCTCGTTTTGGGTATAGACGCTTGTATTCATCGACATACATTCTGGTATGCCACGACTTGCCACTTCCGCTAGCCCCAGTTATATATGTAATTTTTCTTTCAAGTTTCTTATCAGGTATGGGTTGGAAATGAAGGTTTGGTTTGTCTTTGAGCTTGACATCCCGAAATGCTCCTCCACGAACCTCATCAGGTCGGTCAGTAAGATATAATTTCTCCCACTTTTTACGGTCTTTTTCATCGTCATTTTTTAGCAACGCAAGTATCCTCCCTTTTTCTTCAAAGTTCATATATACTTGGAATAGATTATAAATCTGCTATGGAACGCAGAAAGGTGCGAGAATGCTCGTTGAGTATCTCCGCCAAGTAGTCGATCATTTGTCGTATTTTTGAAACGGCATTATTTTCTGTCATATCCGAAAAAGTGCTAAACACCTTGTCTTCTGTAGGAACACTGTTTTTAAGGAGTTCCAGATTGTAGTTAATATCTTCCCATTTAGGATTATCGAGCGTTAGCATCTTCTCAATAACACCCAGTTCATTTTTAACTTTGTTAAGCACTCCCATTTGAGAATTGAAGAAATCGATCATTTTAGCCATTGCTGGTTCATTTTCCTTTTCTGGATGAAGCTGTAGAGCAGAGTAAAATCTTTTCAAAGCTTTAAAGCAGTTGTTTTGTGAATAGTAATGAACTTCACTCTCGTATACGTCCTTCTTCTGTTCTTCCGTTGGAGCAGTACCATTTAAGCATATTGTCTCCGTAACCTCTACAAAACGATCACCAATCTTTCCCAGTATGTCTATTATTATTGGTGTGCCATCTATAACTGCATCTTTAAGTAGCTTCGTTTTCCCATCTACCATTTTCTTCTTTCCTTTTCTTATCTCGGACGGCGTCCAACTCAATAAATAAAGACTGTGGATTTGCTTTATTAAGTCCTCTCCCGACAATTTACGTAGTTTTGATGCTTTTCTTGCGGGTATTAAGTGCTTGTGTTCTTCTAAATACTCCTCAATGCTATCTTTTGAGTAATCACCACGATACAGAAGGCGGTCATCCATACCAGCTTGGAAATCGGTAATGGTGTAATCTGGATGTTTAATTGCGTCGGCATACGCTTCTTGTAAAACCCTTGCGAGTTCTACGCCGTCATCGCCAGATACTCCACCAGAAAGCTCGTATTTATTCTCGTAGGGTATAGCCCGAAGGGATGGTGAACCTACTACACGATATTTGCCGAGGCGTGTGAATGAACTTTTGCCGTGGGTATTCTGCTCGCAGTGTTTATCAACTTGTTGCATATCCATATACTATATAATCAAGGTAGATTATAAAGCGGGGTGTCTTTAGATTTAGAAAGGGCATGAGGTGCTTTTATTCGTATATACAGTGCCGTAACGCTTCACGCAAAAGCACTTTGTAACCAGAGCAAAATCAACGGCGTGACTATATCGTTAGATTTAGGGTAATTACCTGTGGGGATTATATATGACAAAGAAGGAAGTGTTAGATAAGTTGAAAAAAGAAGACATTTACCCGTTCTTGGAGGAATACTACAAGAATATAGGAAGGAACGACCCACCTAACTTTAGGAGGTATAACTTGGCTGAATTGAAGAAGTGTCTTGCGTTGTTTGGTATACACCTGTATAGAGAAAGTTAAGGGTCTGGTGATGTAAAATAGGCTATAAATATGGTTAGTGAAAATATGTGAATGTTCTAATACAGGAAACCCCAGTAAAGACTTGTAAATGGTCTGTGACGTCTCTTTTGTGACGGGATTGCCCTTGGATTAGCTACGACGATGTGCTGGTTCATCACAAAATCAAAAATTTTCAAAAGATGTTTCATACCATATTAACAAGCATATACACAGGTAGTTTAGAAAAAAAATTGCGGAGTTTTAGATGCTTCTGTCAAAAGTTATAGCTGTTTTTGTCCGAAATAAGGGAAAACCCCAACATATTTGACATCAAGATGAAATTACGCAAACTTACCTTCGTTCTTGCGTAATAACGTATTTCGTTAAAAGATAAGTGACAAGTATGAATGTATAAGCATCTTATATCTGTAAGTCGTGCGTATTTCTACTTTAATGCTGAAAGTATTTGGTCTTTAGCCGTATAGATAACAGATAGTGAGTATGCACCCACCGTCGTAAAGGCGGTATAGGCTATATCGTAGTTGTGATTTTCTAAAAATGAGCGACATTTTTTGATAGCGTAGCACCACCCACTGTAAAAGTTGAAGATACTGCTACATTCCAATCTATTGTGTAAGTATTCACAAAGCAAATACAAGATTCTTGATGCCACAACAAACAGAGTTCCTGCTATCACAGCTCTTGGTATCTTACCAAGCTTTTTTACATACTTATCTACGTAACCAGAATTACCCTTAATTTGTCGTTTTTTACGAGAGGGTAATGATATATCCAAATCGCCATCATTATCTTCTTTGTTACTTTGTTCTGTTTGTTCTTTTGAAGATATAGGTTTCTTTACCTCTCTGTTTCTGTTTGGTGTAAAAAAAGCATTTATACGTGATTGAGTATCCATTAAAGAAGTAAAAATGTTATACAACGAAAGACACAGAGATACAAAGGGGGGTAACAAGCTTCTGATTTTTCTTTTTGTAGTTTTATCTTGGCGAAGAAGAGCATTGCATTCATTTTTACATTATCGCAATCAGAATTGACGAATACTTTTACAAAATATGAATAAGATAACTTCATATTTTAACAAAGAGAGTAGAAGTCCTCAAAAGTTAAAAAATGATGAGGAAACAGACAAAGTTGATAGTTTAAGTGCGGATTTGGTAAAGCTGAAAGTGGATACGCAAAACGATACTTCAAGTGACGAAAGCTCTTATATACAACGTTACAAAAAAGGCAACAACGACAGCAGTTCTTCTGATGAAAGTCTTACACCGAGACCATTACGTCGTTCATTAAGTTCTACCGATTCAGAAGAAGAAGAATTTGAGTTAAAAACAAATTTTGTTAAAGATGAAGACAGCAAAGTTTGTTTTGAGAACACAGACGGCATGTCGTATATGAAGCAAATAGATGATGGTTCAATTGACCTGATTCTTACAGACCCTCCTTATATTATCTCTCACGAGTCAAGTTCAAATAAACGTAACAAAATGAGAAAAGAAATGAAAGAAAACAACGTAGAGTATATGAAAACTGAAGAAGAATGGGAAGAATACAGGGTTAAAAACAATGTAGAGGATTCTGAAAAGAAAAAGTCAAACTATATGAGATTCGGCAGTCCCTACGGGAGTATGTATAGCATACAAACTGATTTCGGTGATTGGGATAAAGATTTTACGATGGAAGACCTTGACGCTATTGTAGAGCAATATTACAAAAAGTTACGAGAAGGGGGCACTGCTATTATATTCTTTGACACTTGGAAAATATCTTATTTAAAGGAGATGATGGAAAAGCACAAATTCAAGCAATTACGATTAATAGAATGGTTAAAGACGAATCCTGTCCCGATAAACTCAAATAATTTTTATTTGGCAACCCCAAGAGAACATGCAGTAGTTGGAGTTAAAGGTTCAAAGCCTACGTTTAACAGCAAATTTGATAATGGGGTGTATAAATACCCAAGCCAGCACGGCAAAAATCGTTTTCACCCTACTCAAAAAAACTTAGCTTTGTTTGAAGATATCGTTAAGAAGCATACAAATGAAGGTGATACTGTAATGGATACATTTTTGGGTTCAGGCACTACCGCATTTGCTTGTCGTAATACCAACAGAAAGTTTTCTGGTTGCGAGTTGAGTAAGGAATACTACGATAAATTTGTTTCCTTGTTTAACAAACAAAAGGACACTCAAAAGACGCCAACAAAAGAGGCTGATAAAAAAGTAATACCAAAGACTGTTTAAACAATAGACTCATCTGGAGTGTCTAACGGTTGATGTATGACCCCTTCGTGTATACTTTGACGTGGTAGCTTGTATATGGGTTCTAATATGGGTGTGTCTTCATCAATGTCGGAAGCTTTAGGGGACAAATCAACGAATTGCTCTGGAATATTGGCTAGCATGTCGGCTTTTAGTTTCCGTTTTAGCAAGTTAGACCCCTCTACAATCTTGGTGTAGTGAGCGTATTTCTTGTTTAGGTAGTCCTTACCATTTTCCCCTCGGTTTTCACGTCGCAAGGCAAGAGTTTTATAAATATCAATCGCTAAAGAGTAGAAAGAGCGAGAATTTTGAAGACAAAGCTCCATACTTCTCTGTATACCGAGATAAAGTTCTATAGCGGACATTACTCCCATCACCATACCCAGCAAGCAACAAATGCCAGAAATGATTTGCTGTTCTAACACAGGTTGTAACCCGACCGAAGCCGTGCTATTAATAGAAGCAAGAAGGATAAGAGGAATTCTGAAGTATTTACCGTATCCTTTATAGTGGTAGTATCGTTTGCGATGGTATTCACTCAAATTGACGCAGTTAATACGGAGTTTCTCAAGAATTTCCTCTACCTCACTCGTCCAAATGCGGTCATCTATATCGGACATCTATATAGTGGTATTACATTATATTAAAGGAATGGTTGCTATTTGTGCCTTGTTACACGTTACTTTATTATTGACGGCATCTTGGATGTTGATAGTGTCGCCTACAGGGATGTTGAGCTTTAGACTTAACCTTATACCTGTAAACGCATTTAGGTCACACCTCGCCCAGTTTGTTTGCGGAAGTTTTACACTACCTTTGTTGAAAGCACCAGCACCGCCACCTGCTATATATACAGGAGGTGTAAATGATTGACTAAAGCCACCGCTAAAGTTGTAATAGACAACCTCTACTGTTGCCGAACCAGAACAAATCCAACCGCCGAGTTGAGACGGGTTACTAATACCAAATCCACACAACCAACCTTCAAATGGAAACTCACTTACATCGTTGTTATTTACACCGCTTGGAAGACCATCTCTTACGGAAAGACTACCGCTATCGTATAAGATAATTTCATTGCCGTCACTGTTGTTATCCCAAGACACACCGACATCAAAGGGAACATTTGCTTCTACTTGCCCGTTATACACATTGAATGTAAATGCTGGACTAATCGCCATCGGTATATTTGGAGTTCCCGCACTTGTTCCGCAATATTGAGGGATGTGGTCTATATTATTTTGGTTTAAGGACGAGAAAGAGTTGGCAGTTACTGAGGGAGATGTAGTGTTCTCTATCAGCAGGTCGCCACCAAGTTCAAACTGAACCTTACCACCTGCTTTCACCAATTGTGTTGCTCCATTTTCTGTTGATAAGGTTTGAGATGCTTGGTCGTATTTGAAATAAGTGGTAGATAAACCAAAGTTTTGAATAAGTAGCTCGCTTGAAGGAGCAAATACGATGTCTTGTCCGCCTACACCGAATGTAGTAGCACTTGGACCGCCGTGAGCGAAATACCCGTTTGAGAACATATTGCCTCCTGCTGTGTTTGCTACTTGAGTTGATGTTAATCCACTTAAGTTGGTAATATTGAATCCTCCGCCATCAAGGTTGGTAAGCATCGGGTTTTGAACGCCACTACTTCCAGCTTTAGCGTCCACGTATGTTTTGTTACACAAGTCATCTCCAGCAGACGGGGCGAAATTAGACTGAATGGAATTAGCACCAAGAGATACGGGATTAACTATATTAATAACACCAGAAGATTTGCTAATGGTATTGAGTTCTATTTGGTCTGCTCCATTAATAGAGTTGCCATTCATATCTAACACAGAGTTACTTACGATGGCTGAAGTTCCATTACCTGCTACTGTAGATATGTTTGTAATGCCGTGATTCAGCATATCCAAGTTGTCATCCACTGCTACAAAATCATTAAGGGAATTGTATATGTTGTTATTCTTGATGTCTAAATTGGCATTGAATGCGATGTTTGCTCCGAGAGTGCTGTTTATTTCATTGGTCTGTATTGAGGCTGTCTGCTTAATGCTACTAGATGCTCCGTAATTGGTGTTGCTTAATACCGATATTTCTGGGTTAGTCCAAGTTGCGATAGAGTTAGTTTGGAGAGCTTCCGTGTCGGCATCTTTAGCAAAGAGGTTATTATCTACTTGGAAATTAGCAGATGTCCCTGCGTAATTAAGGTTTAATGAAGTAGTAGCGTATGTGCTTGATAGTGTGGCAACCGTGGCTACAGTAGATGGGTCAAACGATGAACCGTATGAACCTGAGCCAAGGTCTGACTGGTTCTGGTATATAGCCATTTCGCAAGAAGCCGATGGAGTCCCGCATGTAAAGACCAATACATTACGTGTAGGATTAGCACTATCTTCACCGTATTCCAAAGCAGTAAATATGGGCGTATCTGATTCAGCAACGTTGTTTAGTACACGGATTACCGCACGGTCGGCGTATCCAATGGCTTGAAAGTAAACCGTGTGCTTTAATCCAGCATCCAATGCTCTTAAGACACCTAATATGCTACCTTCAGCATCGGCTTTTGGAGCAATACCTGCTATTTCATATTGGTTTGCTGGGGCTATAGCACCTAAATTTGCGTATGTCGGTGCTTCTGTTGAATTAATGTTTGGAGTATTTACTATATCAGTAGCTGTCAACGTGGGAGCTGTAGCCAACGACGTTGCTATAACTCGGTTAGACGTCACATCAGAGGAAGCATTTAAATCTACTGCATCTAAATCACCTACGTTGTTTATATCAAACAAGTTAGCATTAAGGTCAGCTGTCATCGGGTTTTGAACTCCAGAACCTCCACCTCCAGACTGGATAAGTGCTAAAAGTTGATTATACTTACTATTCAGGGCGTAATAAGAACCGCTCATTATATATAATCTACACAAAATATATAGCAATGTGTGACAGAAAAGAGTGTAGATACATTTCTATTGTGGAACTTGATGATGGTGAAAAGTTATACATCCATTACGGCAAAATCGGGATGCCTCCAATATTTCTACAATATTGCCGAGGAGATTATTTAGCTGAATATCAAATAAAAATCTAATCGGATAGTATATATGTTTGACCCTTTTGAAAACAAACCAGACATATCTGCTAGTAGCCGTAAGCTATACACGTTTAACCTACAAAAGTTAAATAACAACAAGGATATTAAGAACCTTAACTTTTTATCCAAACCAGAAGTAATGGAAAAACTGGATGGCTTGAATCCTAACACAAAGCGGACATACATTATAGCTATTGTGTCCTCTCTAAAAGATAGACAAGAACCGAAATACAAGAAGCTATACGAGAAGTTTTATAAGATGCTGGTGGAAATTAACGCTGACTTGAAACACAACAACACCAAATCTGAAAAGCAAAAGGACAACTGGATAAGTCAGGATGAGGTAATGAAGAAATATAATGAATTGGCGGAGGTAACTTCAGAATTGAAAGGCAAACGTAAAATTACGGATGATAAATACAATCAGCTGTTACACGCAGTGGTATTGGGTTTATACTGCCTCCAACCCCCAAGGAGAAATAATGACTACACTAACTGCTTTGTAGTTAAGTCTGTTCCTGATAATACTGAACGAAACTATTTAGACATTAAGAATTGGGAATGGGTATTTAACAATTACAAGACAAAGAAGACATACCAGCAGGTAAAATTGAACGTGCCCGAGAAGCTACGTGACTTGCTTAAGGTGTATTTTCAGTTTCATCCTTACGCAAAGGTATTAAAGCAAAAGGCATTTGAGCCAGTGCCTTTGTTGATGTATCATGAAGGCAAGGCAATAAACACATCCACAGAAATGACAAGAACACTCAACAAGATATTTGGCAAAAACATTGGAAGTTCTTTATTAAGAAATATATTCTTGACGGACAAATACAAAGATACCAAAGAGGAAATGGAACAAGACGTTAAAGCAATGGGAACATCAAGCAATACCGCAAACTCGAACTACATTAAGACGGAGTAAGTCCGTGCGTCCATTTAGGGGGAACTTTTCCCACACACCAGAAATTGCCCGAATTCTGTTAGACACTCACTGGTTGATAACAATGGAGATTAACAATTTTAAGTTAGTAGATGGAACAAGAATAACTGCATCTTTTACACGTGAAGAATTAGATGCTTGTTTTGATAGTAGTGATGACGAAAACAGCGAAGAAGAGGACACTGACGCAGAAGCGATGAGACAGAGCATACGCAATGCCGAGCGTGATTTGGAACAAAAGAGGTATGCATACTATCGTAGAATGCTATTAGAAAATCAACGAGAGCGTAAAGAGAATCGTAAAAGAATCATACGTGAAGCATTGGAACGTGAACGTAGAGCAGAAGAAGAGGCTGAGAGGGTAGCTAAAGAAGAGTTTGAAAAGAAGCAAGAGTCACTACAATTATCACAGCATATTAAAAAAGTGCTTCGTGATAGCCATCGTGAAAGGCTTAAGAGGAAGAGACAAGAGCAGACAGTGGTTCTTGATGATGCTGACGACGAGCCTCTGAATATCCCCGTCCTTACGCCTGACAAGCCACCAGAACCTCTTACTATAAAGAAGAAGCCGAGGGAATGTCTTAACGGTAAAACCCAAGCTGAATTAGATATTATTTTTGGGAGGACGTCCCCAGAAATGGCAACTGACTTGACAAATTAAAATATGCATCTATATTAATGAGAGGCTTATCGAGTATAGTATGTAACACGACATCAAATTTAAAGTTTAGCGGTGGAGCAAGAACATTTCGTGTGAGTCCTAAATGGATAGAAGAACAGTATGGTAGGAAATTATCTGACAGAGCTTTATATCCAGACGAGTTACGATATATACGCCGACTGCTTCGGATAGATAAAAAAAGACTACCAAGGGCTACACTATACGATGCTTTTCAAATGATATTAGATAGAATGGGGTATTCACGTAGGCACGACGATGTTTTTGATTTTAGGAATATTTTACGTGAATGGGAAGAAAATACAGGCATACCATTGGTTATACCAAGAGGTTATTCGTATGTTACACCAGAACGAACTGTATACGACTTAACACAACCTGAAGTAATTGACTTAACAGGAGGTGGAAGAGTAAAACCGCATATAGTCCGTCCATTTTTTTCAATGGGATAGATTCATTTTTATCTCGTTGAATAATATAATGGATTTAGGGAAAAAAACTGAGACACCTAATGAGCTAAACGTGACTATAAAGCAAGTATCGGGTGGTAGGTTAAATGGACCTTACACAATAGACGATAATGAAGTAAAAGATATGGTAGCCTACGACATTGCTGGAAATGCTGTAATGTGTAGTAGTCAGGATATTTTAGATAAAAAGTTACGACCAACACCGTATCCAATGGGTAGAGATATGGTCTGGACTGACGACCATCTAAAGAAGACTCGGAGCGGGGTAACATACGGGGCGTAGCACCTGTTAATTAGGTTATTTCATTAGCAAGTATGTAATAATGTATATACAGTATATATATGAAGTATAGATTATTTCATATATACAGTCAAAAAGGCTATTTCAGGTAATAATTTTAAAATTATTACCTATATTGTGCTGTAATAATGTAAAAAAGGTTATATTTTTTTCTTTCTAGATTACTTTTGATAGTATTTATATATAATCTAATCCTCATCTTGTTTTTTGTCTCCATTTTGTTTATCACTAACTTCCTCCATTTGCTCTATTTCCAATTGGTTTAGATGGTAGTTCATATCACAAGATAAGTGTTCTTTTGTTATCTTTTCCAAAACTAACTTGTCGTCTAACCACACTGAAACATGCTGTCTGCCGTTGTCGTAATTGTATGTTTCGTATTTTACTTTTAAATTTGAATAGTTGTTAGGGTTTTCTGCGTAGTGTTTTAAATCGTTGTAAGTCATTTCATCACCCAATATCGTTAATATTGTTGAGTGTAATACATTACCGTAGTTACAATCCTTAATAGTTACCTGTGGAGCGTTTTGTAGCGGATTACTTGACATATTGTCTTATATACTATATATTACGAATATTCTTTAAGTAGTTTATACTATATATAATTCTTGTATTATTATATGTTATCTTTTAGGCAAGTTATATTTTGGGGAAATTATTACCTATTGTAAATCATAGTTATTATATTATACAGTTAGATTACTTTTCATCTTTTTTATAATCTAATACTTGCTTATACGCTTTCTGACTTATCATCATCATTATCATCTTCGTCTTCACTATCCTCGTTACTACCGTCTTCACTATCATCGTCTATTAAAGTCCGTATGGTAACAGTGTCAGGTCTGTCTTTTATTCCAGACAGAAAGTATCCAGTAATTTCATGACAATCAAAAGTAGTTACTCTGTAAGTCTCAGAACCTTCTTTTACTTTCTCTGACTTAACAATTAAATATTCATTAGATTCCCATTCAAGGTCAAAATCAAGACAGCTAAAATCAACTCCATCAAGACTAAAACCAATTGCTCCAATAAGCTTGTTATTTTTTAGAAACTTGCTTTTAAAATTTTCGCCGTTCTTAGTTACGTCAGTAGTCCCAAGTAATCTGTTGTAGTCTGGAAAGCCACATTTATAATCATACTTTTCACTTTTTAAAATGACTTGTGGGTTCAATTTAAAGTATGGAATTTTAGAGCATACATCGTCTATACTCCACCTATTTTTAGCAGGACCAAAGGTCTCGTCGAATTTGTCACTTGCTTCATTAAACTCCTTATTAACTTCATCAATGTAAGGTTTTAATTCCTCTAACATATTTTTGTCAAATGGAACTTCGTCACATCTTTGAATTGATAAAGTAATGCCTTCGTTTTTATAGCACCATGTCCTACCAACTACGTGCGTAAGCGATTCATTTGAGTAATCTCGTGGCATATCACCACCACGAGACTTTACTGTATCAATAAGAACTCTTCTGTATATGAGGGCGATTTCTTTATACATCCTCTCGACACTCCAAACGCTGTCATCACTATCAGGGTCTGATGATACATCGTCACTGTCCCAAGTTTGAGCTGACCTTGGGGTAGGGATAAATTTTCGTTTCTTTTCAGCATTCTCTTCTTGTTTGGTATCAATGTTTGCCGATTTGCTTTTCTGCTTTTCCATATAAGCAGTGCGAGAACGTTTTCTATCCTCTGCTTTTTTGGTGTCAGAATAAAAAGCTATCACGTCCTCTAACCATTTCGTCTCAGTTTTTAACTTTTTATTACCTGCTAACACCTCTAAGAGCCCTTGGTGATAATCAACGTAAAAATTAGTAAGGGACACGTAATGCTTTGACTTTGTCCTTTGCTCTTCGTGAATTACTTTTAACTTCTCAATATTTTCTTGACAAAGAAATAGCCAGTCTTGGTTAGCAACTATAGCATTCATTAAGCAACGATGAGTATCATTGTGGTCTATACCGAAATTGTGTAAAAGTTCGTGTGCTGTTGTTGCTAATAGCGATGAAGGCTCTTGACAATATGGTAACGAAACGCAACATACCCTATCGTTCCAAGCTCTGCCAAGAACCTCCACGTCATCTTCATCATCTATTATCCTGTTTTCAAATAGTCCTACTACAGTATAATATGGCTCGTTTGTATCATTGACAAGAACATTTAGTAACGAGGATACAGTAACAGAAGGGTATTCATTCTTCTTGCCCTTTTTACAGTCAATGTCATATTCAGCACCATTGAATGTGAAGGTTTTTGTTTTAATGTCTATAGCATCGTAGCAGTTCTTGTAATCAATGTCTATTAAAAGAAACTTCTCCAAGTATTTTACGAGCAGGGAAACGTCGTATAATGACTTTGTCTTTTCGCTTCCAAAGTAAATAACCAAGATTTTGTTACGATTCGCTGTCAATTTAAACCGTCCCGTTCCCGATTTGTTCGGTCTCCTTTTACCCATATCTACAAATTCTTCCAATGACTGACCCTCCTCGTAGTCAGGATTGATAGCATTATCGGATGCTGGTGGAAATAAAACTATTTCATTTCTGTTGTTACTCATCTTTCTGTTGAGGCTGGTGAGGCTGGTGAGACTAGACGAGGTTAACGGTATGTTATATTTGTTAGTCCCACTTTTGATAACAAGTTTTTTTTTTTACTAGCAATTGTGTGTTGAGAATAATCTTCGCCTTCCCTTCGCAACCTTCAAAACCCTCAACAGTGTTTTCTTTTATCGGTTGGTTTATTTATTATTGATTCTCTGGAAGTATCTTTTTAGTACAATGAGCTCTTTTACAGAAGTTGATACCACACGACTTGAAAATAAAATGCTGAAAACGTTTATTATTCCTAACTACTACTTACCCGAGCATTTTGATATAATGGATAACTGGAATAAAAACAAGGTAGAAAAGTTTAAGGAATATATGACGAATATTATCTGCTCTGGGGGTGATGACTTTCTACGAAATTTTATTGAAGAAACCGCACAAAACTTTTTAGAAGAATATCAAGAAGACTGTAATGATGACAATAGTGATGATAACACCAGCGATGACGATGACGATTTAAAGAGTAAAGTGTTTAATTTCTATTTCCGAAAGGAAGAAGGAAGACCATTAAGCAACTATTACACTGCAGACGTTGAAATTGATGGCAGAATTTACAGCTCTGGAGAGCACGCATTCCAAGGTTCCAAATTTTACAAGTTAAGCGAGTTAGCAACTGGTGATAGAAAAGATGAGTTAAAGGAATACGCATCTAATTTTGAAAAAGGTAATGCATTTGACGTTGATCCTCCTTTTGCTAAATTAAAAGGTAGCAAAAGAGAATTTACTCTTACTACTGATGAAATAGATAAATGGGACGAAAGATTAGGATTAGCAAGGGATACTCAAGAACAAATATGTTATATGAAATACCTTAACACGGAGGTTAGAGAATGTCTTAAGAATACTGGAGATAAAATTATCGTTCATCCTGCTTTACGAGTAAGCGAAGACAAATTGCTTGATATGCGTTGGAATGGAAGAGCAAAGATTATAGACGGCAAGGTGGATATTATTGGTTCTAATGAATTAGGTAATATCTGGATGAATATTAGAGATTTTCCTTTTTTTAAACAAGAACCTTGTGATGCTACTAACGTTGAGGCAAAGCTTACCATTGTCAATGATATTTTGAAACGTAGCAATGAATACACAACGAATTACGAGCAGGATAGAGCTATTAAAAAAATTATCTACATTATTCCACCATTCGGTTTTGGGTCAAATTTCGTCGAGTTAAATGCAGACCTTGCTACTAACGAAACATTTCGTAAAAAATTTTTGGACGAGTACGAGAGGGTAAAAATATTGAAAAATTTAGAAAAATTAGCAGAAATAAAGGTATAGGACGTTAATAAAAAGGTATACCTTTTCATTAACCTTAATAGGTCCTTATTACAGTGAGATGATCCACGGGTATATACAGATGAGGTTTTTCGTCCCATGCCTTGTGTAATCTGCTGAACTGTTTCGTCTCGTAGTTTTTAAATTGCTTTTCGTCATATTTAATATATGCTAAACAATCTTTGAAATTAAATAACAGCTTCAAATCCTTACTACACTGCTTAACTTTGTTCTTTGTAATCATCGTTGTAGGGTAACAATCTTTTGTGTTTGTTCTTGACTTCAACTCGTAATATGTGTTGTCATCAAAGAAATCATATTTAGCAAACCTCTCACTCGTGCTACATATATTTGTCCCAAAGTATTCCTTGATTGTAGGTAAGACTACTTCTTCCTTCTGCTTTCCGTATTCATACGATTCTTGCCAATGAACCATCTATAGTATCCTAACATATTTATATCTCCTAAACAATACGAATAATAATCTAAACGTATTTTAAATGAATACTATCGAAAAACGAATCGAAACACCAATGTCTAATGAAGACCTTGAGAAATATTTAGCAATCAGACCAGAAGACATCATCAAATACAGTGAGCTTTCTAACTATAAGACCATTCAGCAACTTCTCCCTAAAGATAATGATTTTAGGATTATCCTAATTGAAGAAAAGAAGAACTTCGGACACTTTGTTAGCGTCCAACGACAGGGTAAAGTAATCACGTATTACAACTCTTACGGAGCTAAATGGGATACTGATTGGAGGTTCATACCCCGCCTTGTTCGTATCATTTTAGGTCAAAATACCAACGATTTAACCCGCCTTTTTAAACAAGCAGAAAAAGATGGGTTTAAAGTTGAATACAACAAGAAGCGAAATCAAAAGCTATCACCAAAAATAATGACTTGCGGGAGGCACGTGACAATGTGGCGACATTACGCACTGATGGGTTACACATTAGCCGAATACCAAAAGAAGTTAGAGCAACTCCGAGACGAGAACACGCCTACCAAAGGTAAATTCAAAGGTGTAAGACCGTCTGCTGATTGGATTGTTGCAAAGTATATAAAATAAAATATACTGGTATTCTATAATGAGCGTGAATAACAGTTTAGCGTATCAGGGTTTCCCGTTGCCTGTTGGTTCAATTCTACCCACTGTATTAAGTAACCCTAATAGCGTCCCTTCAGCTTGGTTGTTCTGTGCGGGACAAGAACTATCAAAAACAGATTACCCAGAGCTATACCAAGCAATAGGAGATAATTTTAACCTTACTACAACAGCCAGTGATAAGTTCTGTTTGCCAGACTTATCCTCACCCGATAATTATATTCTTCCTTCTAACAGAACACAGCAAGGAGGAGATGGCGGTGTCGTTCCAGCATCAATTCAAACAGATTCAAATATTACCATACCATCAAACGCTATACCATCTTTGACTGGTTCAAATTTTTCCAAAACGTACGCTACCTCACAGGTCGGGTTCGCACGAGGTGTTAGTTTCAATGTAAGAGGTGATTACACTGATAGCTCTTATTTTGCTAATAGCACATCCTCTGCATCACCTGACATTGTAAAACTAAACAGTAGCACAGAAGACAGCGGAACATTTACATTAGTCTCTGCAGACTACAAGTTCAAAAATGACAACCAGCAGTCTATTATTAACATTAAAACCGACAGCACTCACGGTATTCAATACGGAGGTATAAAGGTTTGTTACATCATTAAAGTAAGTTCCTTTTTGTATGACCCAACAGGAGAATTACGCAAGTCTTGGGATGATGTGAGATTAGAAGCTCAGGAAAACGCTCAAGCACAAGCAGACCAAAAATCGGCATACGATTACCAGACTAATCAGAGAAACCAACAAGCAGACCAATATGCATACGAACAAAAATTAGCACTGGAAGAAGGAGGTCAGGGAGGAGGCACAGATGTATTATATGCTGATGTTCCTACCTTAAGTGGCTTCATTATACCACCTAATCCGCCTCTTTAGCAACAATCACATCTTATAAATTATCTGTTGATACTTTATACGATGTCTGACTCTAATGCTTTTGTTGGAAATAATAATGTTTGTCCTATAGGCACTATGATATATTGGGCTGGAAAAACTGCATACAAAGAAATCGTCCAAAATTTTCTTCCTTGTGATGGTAGAACTTTAAACAAATCCGACTACCCGGAACTGTATACCGCAATAGGAGGAACATTCGGTCAAACAGCAACTACCTTTGATTTGCCCCTTTTAAGTAACCAACTTTTGATAGCTGGAGCAAGTGGTGATGCTGGTTCAGTTGAGCCAGCTACTCGTAATGCCTTCGCTTCAGCCACATTTACTATTGAAAATGAAAACCAGTTACCTCCTTTTGGATTAGATTATACCGCATCGTCATATACTGGCTCACACAACTTTTACGACAGCACTGGTAACAATATCAACCTATACACTGATAGCAACACTCAAGGAAGAGATACCTTCGATGTTGATTTTAAGTATCTCCGTGATGATGTTACTTACCAAAATGACGCTGGTATGGGAACGCAGTCCTCCAATCCACAAATAACATTTGATACAGGTAGTGACCCCGACCCAATAGATATTACTGGTGATATTTCAGCTCCTGCTTCTTACACAGCCCCAACCTTTGATATAATGATGCTGATTAGAGTAAAGAATGAGTAACTTTATCTCACATCAATATATAATATGTCCTCACTAAATGCTTTAGGAACAGGAAACAGTAATCCAATGCCTATAGGCACTATTATCTGGTATGCTAACATCGGAGGCAGTGGCGATTTAGGTGATAGCACTTGGCTTAATTGCGATGGTAGATACCTACTTCGTGATGAATACCCAGATTTGTTTTACTGGATAGGTGATGTTTTCGGAACTACCGACTCAAGTAACTTCCGCTTACCACAAGCACAGGCAACCAACTTCAATGGCACAAAGGGATTGTTACCATTACCTCAACTGTCTAATACAGGTAATATAGATGTGGGCGCTGGAGGAACTGCCACATTAAACGCTACTCTTGTAGAAGCCAACATACCACCCATGAGTTGGAACGGTGACGGTGCTTCTGCTGGAACAGGTTTAGATGTAACCAATTCAGTATGGAATTCTACTATAGACAATGCCCGTAATTGTGCTGAAAATGATTACAGCGGTGGCTCATCTACAAGCAGTGGAGCAACAGCAAAATGTGTTAGACACAATACTCCTGCTACGGGTATAAGCAACATTACTACGTCAACACCCGCTGTTATAGATAGAACCGCTACAGCTACAGCCATTACCAGTACCATTGACTTAAGAGGCGAGTTACCTTCACGCTTTGAAATGCGAATGATGATTAAAGCCAAATATTAACCCCATTTAGGAAATATAATATGCCTTTATATTATAAATGTCCCAATTAGACCCGAGAAAAAATGATGCGAGTCCCGACCAGATTTACTTTGATATAACCGTAAGCAATTTTAAATCTACTACGACAAAGCCTCCACAGTTTTACTTTAATGAAAGCAGAACGTTACCATTTGTGCGTTGTCCGGAAGATTACTACTTAAGTATTTTGCGTTTTACCGTTGAGACTGGATCGTTACCAGTATTTATACCCAGCATCGAACCCAATCAAGGAGATAGAAACAAAACCATTTACTCATTCACTTTAGAATATACTGACCCAGCAACTGGAGCAACGTATACATCAGGACAACAGTTTATAAACTATACTCCACAAAGGTCACCGAATTCTGCCAAGTTGCCTCGTCCTCCTAATCAGACTGCGAATGGTCTTCAGAACAACAATACTGGATACTACTATATATATAACTACCAGTGGTTAATATCCTTAATGAATATTACTTTAGAGAGCGCCTTTACTGCTTTAAAAGCCGACATTTTAGCAGGAGGTGGGACACCTATAAGTAATGATGAATTTGCTCCCTTCTTCAATTGGGACACTTCAAGTAATTCCGCTGTTTTATATGCCGATTTTAGTGTGTTTGGAGTAAATGGCACAGCTGGTGCTAACCCATATAAAATATATATCAACGCACCTTTATTTGCTCTCTTTCCAACCTTCCCAGTAAAATATTTAGGATACGAAGGTGTGGTTGATGGAAAGAACTATCTCTTTGAACCTCGTAATAATGGGTCAAGTGATTTAGACACAATCACACCTGAACCTCCAACTACCCCTCTTAATTATAAAGCAGTGAAAGTATATCAAGAGTGTTCCACTATAGCAAATATGTCGCCAATAACTGCTTTAGTGTTTACTTCCAATACTCTTCCAATTCAAAGTAACCAAGTTTCTACTCCACTGGTATTTAACAATTCCCAAGAAGTAGTATTAGGAGGAAACAATAGCGATTTTGCCAATATCATCACTGATTTAGTAAGCGATAGCGGGCAGTACAAGCCAAATTTGGTCTATAATCCCACTAGTGAATACCGTTTAATAACCCTTTACGGAAATCGTCCATTATTCAATATTGATCTAAACATTTTTTGGCGTAATAAGTTCGGACAACTAATACCATACGAGATTAATTCTGGAGAAGCTGTTACTTTAAAAGTTGCTTTTCTAAAGAAATCGGCTTATCGTAGTAAAGGTCAAAACGAACAGGTTTAGGAATTCCCAAATGTATATAATAATAATATCTTGCTATTATTATATAGTATGAGTGACTTTACCACAGCCCTCGTTAGAGAACAAACTATAGGTGATATCACCTCAGACGTCGTTTATCCCGTCCTCTCGGGACCGGCTCAAAAGACGTTCCAGAGATTTCCAGCGACTTCAGCTTCAAACTCCAGTCTTATCTTTTCAGTAACTGTACCCAGTGAGAACGTCGTGATTAATCGTCATTTAAGTTTAACTAGCGGTCTATCATTTACAATGACTGCAGGTAACAGTGCCGGAGTAGGTAGTCCCGGATATGTTCCCTCAGGTCAGACAGCTTTCCAGTATGGAAAAACTGATGCATTACAAGCGTTTCCTTTGGCGTCTTTAATGACTACGGCACAGTGTCAGATTAACAATACATCTGTAAGCGTTAACCTTCAGGATGTTTTACCATCTTTGTTAAGACTCAATAACTCTCGTGAATTGTATAGATACAATAGTATGACGCCAAGCCTTCCGGATCAATCATATGCACGGTATAGTGATGGTGTAGATGCTAATAATAATGGACTAGCTGGATATTCAAACGCATCATACGACGATTGCCTTGTCCCTCGTGGTGCCTTCCCTGCCAGTATTACTATAACAAGAACAGACGGCTCTTCTGGTGCTACAGACAACTCTCCTGTAGCTGTAAATGATAATGATACTTGGGTTATAGAATTCTCTACCGTTGTAACCGAGCCTATTTTCCTGTCTCCTTTTATCTTTGGTGATCCTGAATACAATTGTCAAGGAATTATTGGCGTCAATAACTTTTCTTTCACATTTAACATTGACGCTACCTGTAAGCGTCTATTCTCTACTGCTAACCCATACATTAGAACTATTAGTTTAGGGACGTCCGCTAATCCAAATGGCTTCACTACTGGGGGCTCGGTGGGAACATTACAGATACCTTCTAACCCCGCAATGCTCTTTGAGTTTTTATCTACCCAACCTGAAGACCTTATAGAAACCAAAAACGTTATTCCTCTCCTCGACCTCCCTAGGTATTTAACTTCATCAAGCAATACTGTTACTGTAGCTCCTCAGGGGACTGCTACTTTAACAAGCTCAAACATTCAGCTTAATATGATACCCGATTACTTTATTATCACTGTTCGTAAGCCAATGTCACAACAGACTATACAAGATGCTACAGCTAATTTTACCATCAATAACATCAGTATCAATTTTAACAACGCTTCAGGGCTTTTGAGTAGTGCGTCACAGCAAGACCTGTGGAGGATGAGCCAGAAAAATAACTCCATGCAGTCCTGGTCTGAGTTCAGTGGTTTAGCACAATCTACTGTAGCTTCCACTGGTGTAGGTGCTTTTAAAAACACCACTGGATCTATTCTTATCATCAATCCTGCCTATGATTTAAGCCTTCCCAGTTACTTAACAGCTGGAAGTCTTGGAAACTATAATTTTCAATTTCAAGTCGGTGTAACCAACACAATAAGTGCTTCTGGTGGGGCTTCTATTACTCCTGAGATCTGCGTCGTTGCAGTCAATTCCGGAATTTTCGTAACGCAACAGGGTGTATCTAGCGCATATACTGGAATTATCACCAAACAAATGGCACTTGACGCCAAAACTCGCCAGCAAGCTTCCGCAATGAAGTCTTCTGAAATACGAAGAATGATAGGCGGTAGTATGTTTAATATGCCTCTTCACGGTATTCTCCGAACTGCTTGTAAACGCTTCGGAGGCGTTAGCTCAGGCGGAGTATCCAGCGGAGGAGCTACCTCAGGTGGTATGAAAGACCTTTGCTAAGTCTGTAGCTTTTTTATCTTTTTTATAGACATATAAAATCTTAATTATATGCCTCTTTTGCTATTGTAGTGCTTTGGTTATCTTCACCTGCGTCCCAGGTGTTCTTAATGTCACCAGACTTTACGTCTTTTAAAAATTGCTCTGCGGTATTTGTAATGTCTTCTTCTAAGAAATTTCTCCATTTGGCGTTTAGCATATATTCTTTAAAAGCTTCCATTTGCCCCTCTTTCCAGTTTTCCATTACTTCAAAATCTGATTGACGGAAAACGGCGGGTATAATAAACTTTTTTGATAACTTGTTAAGTAACTCAACATATTCTTCTTCGTTTTCGCTGTCTACGCTTTCTTGCTTATCTTGCTGATTCAGTGACATATTAGAAGCTTTCTTTTAAGTAATTATTAGAAACTGTTGAGGGTGTTGAAGGTGTTCTAGGTTAACGACAAACCCTTTACACAAAACAAAGCTGTTTTGCCTTCATATACTTTTTTTCTTTTTCCGCACGTGCGGACGTCCCAAAAAAAACTCATCAAAACCCGCTGAACCTTCAACACCCTCAACAGAGTTTTATTTTAAGAACACTGAAGTCGTTCAATGGTTGTTATACATTACCATTCTTTTTTAAATGGCATCTACTAAAAAAAGGGATGCCTCCGAGGCTGAATTAGATGCTGACGGCAATGGTGACAACATTACAAAATTTTTTGAATCATTAAAAGATTTTGCGGAGCAAGAATCAGTAAAGAGTATGACTCCCTTTCGTGTTAGAACATACCGAAAGATTCAAGAAATAGTTTGCAATGAAGATATCACAAAATTAAAGTTGTGCGAGTCTAATCATTTTTTTCATTCTATCTTTGATTGCGTCGTTTACGATAGAGGTATTGAAGATTACAGCGAAGATTACCGCTTTTCCAACGGGGTATCTATCGGCAATTACTATCTAGACGACTGGTTTGACCTCCCTTTAAAATCTGCTGTTAGGAAGAAAAATATGGAAATTGTCAAGTATATTACCGAAAGCATTCCTATACCAACATTTGACGATATTGATGAAGATTGTTTTGAAGTATTGAATGGTAAATTGCTACGTTGTGCTGCCTGTGCGTTAGCTAACGATTACATTGAAGGGTATAATTACCTGCAGGAGTTTGTATCTACACGCAAGAACCAATTAAAAGAGCTAATAAAAAGCCAGACAGATACATACGACTTCAAGAGTTGTTTTGAATGCTCTCAATACATTAGTGAAAACACCAGCGTGTATCCAGAATGCGACGTGTTTGATATTTTTGATAATATAGATTGTGTTAAGGTTTTTGAGAAGATAGAAAAAATAAAAAAAAGCGGATGCGAGGATGACGATAGCGTAGAGACAAGCGACACGAATGATGATGACAGCGTGTCGTCTATTGAAGAGATGGGTTGTCTAGTTTCTAATAATTGGATATTGAGGGATGGGGAAGAAGAATACCAAACATTTATTGAAGACTTAAGTTACATCATTAAATATGGTGTGCCTCCTGATACGGTGTGTCCTACGTATGGGTATGACGTTAAAGAGAACGTATTGGAGTTAAAATCACTTGTTCTACAAATGAAAAACGATTTGTCAGATTTTGAAAAGATTGCCACACTAAAAAACGTGCCTAAAAGTGGTGTTTCAAGATATATATTTTTAGTTAAGTGCGGACTATTACGTAGCAGAGAAAACTGGGAGAAACAGAACGAAGAAACAAATGACTGGAATCACGACGATTATACAGGATGCAACCATTACAATTTTTCAAGGAGTTATATGCCTTACTTGGTGTTTTACCGTCACATATTATATCTACAAATGAGTGATGAAGACAAGATAAAAGAAAAGGATAAATGGCAGGAACTACTGGGTCATGTGTATATTCAAGGAAAGCTAACAACAAATGACCTTATTGTTTGCTTTGACAAAATAGTTCCTGAATACAGAAAGGAGGATGATATGTCATCGTTTTACGAAGATGCGGTATTTTCATCAAAGGAGATTCAAGATGTAGCGAATCACTACAAGGTAGATTTATCGTTTCAAGAAGTCAAAAATAGAGAAATTGTTGATTTAGAGGAGGAAGATACCGACCAAGAAACCATCAAAATCGCAATGGATGTCATTGACAAAGGAAACATTATTAACGAGTTTCCTTGTTCGCATTTTAAAGTTTTATCTGGAATTCACCCTTCTTCTGTGAAAAAAGAGGACATATTGTCTTCAAAAGAGAATTGCTCTTATTTTACTTACGCTTTGCTAAAAGGGGATGTTTTTGCCGTTGCAGACTCACTGCTAACTATTCTACTTTTAAAGTTTTGGGATGCTGAAAACTTTCCAGACAGCGAACTTAGCTCTAGGAAAGCTTTTACTTCTACAGAATACGATTTTTACAAAACTTTTAAAGTTTCTGCTGATGTATCTAAAGATGCTACCTTGACAGAGTTATTAAACAAGGTAATGAATTACAGGTTGCGTTTAATTCTTGAAGATAAAAACGAAGATTTATACAACGAGTTTAAAAGAGAAGGAGTGAGCTTTAATGCCTTCCCAGAATCTTTATACAGTGATTTAGAAAAGTTGCGTAACCCTGTAGATAGTGATGACGATAGCAATAATGTCTTAGATATGGAAGGAAGAAGAAAATTATTATTACCTTGGTATGCTACGGAGCTGTATGAGGATTTAAAGACACGAGGATTTAAGACACGAAAAGATGATGATATATACAAGTTTGGGTTATCATCAGAAGCGTTGTCAAAAATAGATGACGTAAATGTCTCATTTGCCATTGCTACTTGGAAGATTTTCACAAACGACGATGTTGAAACAAAGCCAATTCAACAACAAATCATGAATGATTTAGATACGTATTACGACAATTTAGGACGCAAAACTGAATACACAGATAGACTTGATAAAGATAAAATTACTCCTCAAAGAGAGCAAATGAAGAGGATGTTATCCTTACATCAGTTTTTAGATACAAATTACGATTTTGAAAATGACGAAATTATTGATGAAGGCAATATACTTGAATCTGGTTACGACCCCGTTGCTATAGACAGACTAAACGCTCTCAAACAGTATCTTAAATATGAACTTAAGGAAGACAGTGAGTTTCAATTAACAGAGTTCTACTATTGGCTGAATTACAAATACAAGATGGGAAGCTTTATAGAGAAAAAGGATAACACTTATACATACAAGGAGGGGACATGTCTTGACAGTGATGGTTCTTACACACCTTTAAATACAGCTCCTATGGAGTTTGATTTTTCGAGCTTTGACGACTTTACAAGAGAAATTGCCATTGATAAAAACATATCTGAAAATGCGATAGCAGAGTTGGATGAAGTAAAAGAAGCTGTTACTGATAAAGCTAAACTATTGGACTGTATAAAAAGTGAATTGACAGAGGAAGAATATCTAAATTGGATAGATTCGGTTAAAGATGACGAAGACGAAAGCTAATAATAAATGTTCTATTTAGCAATTATTATATAGAACTAATGTATATAAGTGAAGATGCCTCAAGCAAATATCACGTATGATACTCCTTACAATAGGAAATTAGCCAGTAGAGTTCAGCAACTGGATGAAAATATGTTGTGGTATAACCATCATCAGTATCATCCATCTCCAATGGGTTACAGGTTAAGCTCCTTCCACAACGCTCAAGGTATTGCTAATACTCCAAACATTTCACGAAACTACTCTTATTCTAGTCACGGTAGCGATGGTAAAATGACCGGTGGAGTACGAGAAAGAAAATACATACTCAGTGGTAACAGCCCTTCATATCCTCCAGCTAAATTACCTTCTGGTATGGGTGTTTCTTTTAGAAATAGTAAATATGCTGAACCTGATGGCGGAGCCAGTTACGGTGGTTCATTCTTTAGTGACTTTAAAAAAGGGTTCGATGGCACTTTAGATAGTGCGAAGAAAATAGCACAGACTGCATCAGCTATTGCTCCTATAGCAAAGATGGCGTCTGAAGTATACAGCGGAAGCGGAAAGGGTAAAGTTGCTACCAAAGCCAAGGCTAAGGCTACTCGTAAAGTCGGAGGTATTTCTACTAAGGACATATTGAATGTTGGAAAAGCAATAGCACCTTACGCCCTAGATGCCCTTATCGGATTAGGGCGCAAAGCCAGTATGACAGACAAGCGTAAAGCCGTTGAAGATGCTATAGTTGGAGGCAACTTCCACGAACAGCTTAAAGACAAAGTAAAAGACTTATCTACTCTTGTGAAAAAGGTAGCGCCAAAGGCACTAAAGATGATGATGGAAGAAGGTAAGAAGAAATACGGCAAAGGTTTCAATTTTGGAAAGTTCTTATCAAAAGTTGGTAAAGCTGTTGCTCCTATAGCTGTTGATGAAGGTAAAAAAGCTCTAGGTTTAGGAAGAGCTAAAAAAGGTGGTAACATTTTAAAGGATGCTTTAGACGTAGGTGAAAAAATACTCGGCTTAGGACAACAGAAACGGGGTAGGGGTAGACCTCCTAAGGTTGGTGTTCCAAAAATCGCACCTTTAGGTAGTAAAAAAGACTCCTGCGGAAGAGCTTCAGGCACCCGTGACTACGGTAAGCCATGCGGTGGTAATATTCTAAAGGACGCATTGGAAGCCGTGAAACCTGTAGCAAAAAAGGTAGGTAAAAAAGTATTGGACGATGTCAAAGACATTGCTATGTCCGAAGTAAAGAGAGCTGTAGGTGGTGGACGTGCTAAGAGGGCTGAAATCGTCAAAAGGATAATGAAAGAAAAAGGTTTGAAAATGACAGATGCTTCCAAGTATGTGAAGGAACACAACCTTTACAAGAAATAATTACATTTAGAGCATTATATAATATACGATTAGTATATAATGCCTCGATTTCTATTTCCAAATGCGGAAGAATTGAATCCTTTTTTAAAAATAAACCCAAGAGTAACAAGAGCATTGAAAAGACAATACAAAGGGACAGAAAGCACCATCGGTCAAGAAGCATCGTTAGAAGCGAAATTTAACCGTATGTATGAAAGTCTTATACGCATTACAGCTTTACTTGGAGAAATAGACAATAGCTTGAAACTGTCTTCTGTATCTGCCGAAAAGTTGGTAACCTCGGTAAGCAATGCTACAATAGAAATAGCCAATTTGTTGCTATATATTTCTCAAGAAGTGCCGTCACTACAAATATTCAATACAAGTCAAATAGAAACGTTAACTGGTTTAAATAATAACCTCGTTTCGGTAGTTCAGGAAATAGACCAACTGAGTAAGTCCTTATCAAGTAGTTCTCTATCAAAGTTCAAAAATGTGGTTACCCCTTTGGTTAATGATGTAGCAACTCTACAGCAAAAGTTAGAAGGTATAAATACAACAGCGGGTACTGGTTCCCTTCGTAATTTTGGAGATGATTCTAATGAATCCATACCAGTTACTGGTTTTGTGTTCTCTCCTGTTCCAGAACCAGAACCAGCTCCAGCACCAGCTTCAGCACCGGCTCCAGCACCAGCTCAAGCACCAGCACCAGCTTCCGAGCCTAAACAAGAACCTAAAGTTGAACCCAGACCTAAGTCTGCTGGTGATGACAGTGATGACGAAAAATTTAGCGAGGTTGAAATGATACCCGATAATCCACAACCAAAAGAGGAGAAGACTTCAAGGAAACGAAAGAAAAAACAAAAAAGCACTTTTAAACCTAAAAAGAAGATAAAAGTTGAGGAGAAATTGGACGAGTTAGACAGAGATGATGACATTCCGCCGTTTCCATTTGATGATATACCTCCAGCTAGTGAAAGTCAATTTTATACACCTCCAAGACCGCCAAGACCTACTAACCGACGAGCACAAGAAGAGGAAGAAGAACAGTATTATACTCCTCAACGACCTACTCGTAACCGAAGAGCCCCAGAAAGATATGACCCAGTTAGGGGTAGAGGTCGTTCCTACTCTATAAGTGATGTGGTTTCTCAAACTCAAACCCGTTTCTTATAGTTTAGGACTCATTTTTTCTTGATATAGTATATAATGGTTAAACTATATCAAGACGTTCAAGGTGGAACTATGGAATTGATTGGAGGCAAATTATCCTCCAGCTATATACAAGACTTTTTATCAAACTCGTATGATAAATCAGCACCAGATACTGTAGGTGAATTTGTTAAAGACAAAAAGCTGTCAGGTCAACGAGCTCAAGTTTATTACAATCCGAAATCAGGTCATGCCGTGGTGGTTCATCGTGGTTCGCAGGGTATTCACGACTGGGGTAATAACTTGAAGATAGCGTTGGGTTTCAGTATGGGAGATACGAAAAGATTTTCTCACGGACGAAAGATACAAAAGGAAGCAGAAGCAAAATATGGAGCTAAAAACATATCTACGTTAGGTCATTCGTTGGGTGGTAAAATAGCATCCGATGTAGGCGGAGAAAGTGGAGAAATTATTACCCTTAACAAACCAGTTGTTGGACGTGACTTGTTTAAAGCAAATCAAGGCAAGAAAGAGAATGAAACCAACATACGAACAAAACACGATTTGGTTTCTGCGTTAGATAGTAAAGCCGACTTTACTATTCCAAGCAAGTCTATAAATACCATTGCCGAGCATTCTACTGACGTCTTGAAAAGAACTGACAAAGATTTTGGTAAAAGCGATGTTGGTGCAGGATTCACACGTAAAAATATAGCCAAGTTGAAGAAGAAAGAGCTGAAAGATGTGATAAAGTCTTTGCCTAAAATCAAAGACGGTTTTAAGCTGGTAGGTAAGGGCAAACCCGACTTGGTAAACTACCTCTGTAAAAGATGCGGGGCTTCGTAATGGATGATATATGCATCCATTGGGTAAATCAAATCAAGAGTTCCAAAGCCTCAACACCTTCAACACCTTCAACTGTTGAGGCTGTTGAAGCTTCGTAGGCTTTTGACTAAAACTTTTTAGAGAAAATCTTCATCTATAGTATATATGAAAGGAAATACTTGGACTAACTTTGTTAAATCTTTTGCCAAGGAGAATTCTTTAGATTATATGAAAGCAATGAAACACCCTGACTTGTCTGTAGCTTACAAGACTTACAAAAAAGACATCAAAACAAAGGCAAAGCAGGAGAACTTTGACTACATTAAGAGGACAGCTATTGAGATGGCTGATAGAACAAAAGATACAGATAATATCCAACTTCAACCAGATGAATGTATATCTGACAGTTAGATTATTTAGGCAAATTATAATATGTAGATTGTATATAATGAGTGAAAAGATTAAGCAGACCACTAACATCACTTGGAGACCTGATTACAAAGCAGAACCTCTTTTAAAAACTGACTGGATGGATAAAAACGGTTGGGATTTTCTCGGATGTATTGTAGATATACAACTACGGAGAGCCAATGGTGACTACTTCTTTGTTAAATATACAGGTAGTATAGAAGGCATTGAATTAGACACAGAAAGCAATGACTCCGAAGAAACAAGAACTGTATACCACTTTGGAGTTGAAAAAATAAATGGTGAAAGGTGGATGTTCCGACCTGAAAACATTTTTGAAATACGTAATCACCACAGTTCGAAGAGTGAAAAGGACACTCCAAAACAAGCTAAAAATGATTATATAGATGAACCCTTGACAAAAGACTTAATTCAGAAGTTGGATGCTGATGATGAAAGTTACGATGTAGATGGGAGTAAATCCTGCTGTATTAGTATTTTATAAAAATTTAATAAAAAGGATATAAAGAAATAAATATAAATATTAATGATAAATGTAAATAAATGAAAATATTGTAAATAAATAATAATAAATTAAAAAGAGTAAGAAATTAATAAATTTAATAAAAACTTAATATTATTAGAGTATTACTTAATAAAATTAATAATTATTTAATATTATTTAATTATTAATTATTTATTTTTTGCTATTTATTTAATAATTAAATAACTAATGTAGTAGGTTTATCTTCGTGTTCTTTTTCTAATAATTTTTGTTTCTTGGGAACAATAACATTTTTGTAATAATGACGTCGCCTTTCTAAATGGTCTTTAAAACGTTTATCATCGGCACGGAGACGAGCCATATACTCCCTCTGCTTCTCCTTTAGTGCTTCCTTGTTCTTCTTTTGATACTTCCTTACAGCTTCTCTGTGCGAATTGTAGTACGCCTCCATTATCGCAGTCATCTTAGATATCTTCTTAGGAGGGTCATCGGCAGTATTGGTGTCATCGACTTCAAAATGGATGTTTTCAGTAACTTCTTCAGTGTTAGGCATTATATATATACAAGACAACATATACTCTTTAAGTAGTTTTTACTAAAACATCACTCTTATCAATTTTCAGCACGCTTATCAATGAACTCCAATATTGCTTTTGTAGTATCTTCATCACCAGGTAAAGTTCCACGCAGTTCTCTTCGTGCTATATGTTTCATGGTTTTTACTGCTTCAAGGCACTTTTTTAAATCTGCATTAGGAACAGCATATCTATCAATTTCCCTTAACGCCCTTCTCATTTGATTTTGTGCTTGATAGATATTATTAACTTCTACCAAAAGATTTCTAATGTGTCCTTTGTGTGTCTCGTGCGCATCTAAGTATTCTTGTTGAATATTTTTCACTGCGTCATTTACTTGAAGAGAAGCACTGTTGTAAATGTAAATTGGGTCAGGCACATTTTCAAAGGTTTCCACATCATCCGCTTTGGATAAATCTACGACATCATCATCTCTTTTACGCTTGTTACATGAAGACGAAGCGGAAGAAGACATATATAAATCTACGTCATCATCATCTCTTTTACGCTTGTTACTTGAAGACGAAGCGGAAGAAGACATATTTTAATACTCTATTTCAAACAAGTTCGCCTTCTATAAGAATCCCAATCAAAAGTAGTATTTATAAAATATATATTTTAAAGAAAACTCTGTTGGGGTTAAAGGGGAACTTACCCACAAAAAACAAACTCTATTTTTTGTGGTGGAAAAATATAATTATTTCCACTTCATTCAGCCTAATATTTAGTGGATATAGTTATATATATTGCTAAAGTAAAACTACTTAAAGAATTAATCACACCCTATTTTATACAAGTATGGATTTCTTGAATAAAGACGGAGTATTTGATTTAGATAAATTGGACGCAAGAGAATACCCTCTCTATAGAATAGATTATTCGGAAACAGTGGATGTTCCATTGCTTAATTTGATAGTGGAAGACACTACTACTATTTCAGAATACCGGAATGTTACTGTAGTTGATGAAAACGGCTTAAAGAGTGTATACCAAGACGAAAATTTTAAAGGAAAACGAAAAGAAGACTTACCACTTTTTCATCCTTACGCAAAAAACCTTATCAAAAAGATTGTTACTTTTTGTCAGAATGGTAATCAAAATGTAGTAACTTACAGTGCTAGAAGAGGAGGATATGGGAGAGTGTACGCTAACTTTGTTGGAATGAATGATGATGGGACAGCAAAAGAATCGTCTTACCCTAATCAACATGGCAACCCTTCCTTGACTACTATTTCAAAACGTATTAGAAATACTTTGTATGAGTATTTGGGATACAAAGACTTCGATTTTAAAGCATCCCATCCTACAATTGTAAAGAAGTTAGGGGAAATGCTTCAAATACCAACACCAAGATTAAACGAGTGGGTAGCAGATAGGGATTCAGTTGTCAAAAAATTGAGCGATCATCATTCTGTGTATGGATATAAACCACTAGAAGAATCTAACATTAAAATGTTAGTATCTGCTGGGTTATTTGGTGGAGGTATTTCTAATTGGGCGGAGCTAACACGTGAAGGTGATCTAGCGTGGGACATATTACCTAAGAAAGTTACAAATGTTGGTGATGATCTTCACGAAAGTGAAAAATGGCAAGACGAGCATACTTGGTTTGGAGCTTTTAAAAGGGAAGTTAGAACAATTCGTAATACTCTTTTTGAAAGAAACATCGAGTTTGCTAATCGTGTATGTAAGCCGGAGGATCAAAATATGCCTAATGACAGCAGTGACGTGCTTTCTACAAAATTGGACTCCAGACAAAGAACGTTCTTCTCTTACTTCTTAAATACGATTGAGAATGAATGTCTACATTGTGCTTTACAATGTTTCGTAGATAAAGGAGTTATTACTGCTGGAAAAGACACTGCTTTGGCTTACGATGGTTTTACATCTATTATTAATTCAGGATTTAGTGCCGATGACCTACATGAGGTTCTCAAGGTCTGTAACGAAACCATATTAGAAACTACAGGATTCCCTATGAGAATGGTAGAAAAGAAAATGGATAAGAACACAATAGTTCAGCACATCATTGATATGCGGAAGGAGGGTAAAACGCATCCTCAAACTCCAAAAAAGATATTACAGCTGTCAGCCGGGAAAGACCCAAATACTCCCAGAACACCGCAAACACCGCAAACACCGCAAACACCTGATGGTCTGTACGTTCAACCCGCTTTATCTCATCCTGTATATATTGCTTGGAAAGAAAAGTTTGAAGAAAAGCACATGAAGATTATAGAAAGTGCTGGGTTTATCTATTTTCGTGCTGGTAACGACTACAGCAGAAGGAAACCCGATTATTTGATTGAGTGGAAGAAAAGCGATTTAAGAAACAATTACGAAAACGACAGCCAGTTCGTGATGGAGTTCACAGATATTAACAACAAAACGAAAACGCAATTATTTACACCTATTGATTTGTGGTTTAAGGATCCGTTGATGAAAACTTACCGATGCGTAGTTAATTTACCATTTGGAGATATAGAGTGTCCTCCGGATGCTTTTAATACTTACAAACCTAGTAGATTTTACGGAAAGGAAATTACAGCAGATGACCCACATTACAACAAAAAGGCTGTAGATACTTTTTTAAAGCATATACAAATTATATGCAATAACGAAGAGGAACCTAGTGACTTTTTGCTAAAGTGGATAGCAAGTATGATACAAACTCCCCAAAAGAAAGGAGTTCAAATTGTTATTACAGGACAGCAAGGAATAGGTAAAACAACTTTAACAGATTTATTAAAATTATTGGTCGGAGGGAACACACTTGAAACACCACAACCAGAAAGAGATGTGTGGGGTCAGTTCAATATATTGATGTGCGGATGTAGTCTAGTAGTACTCTCAGAAGTAGATAAGAGAAACGCATTTAACGCTGACGGGCGTATTAAAGCACTTATTACTGATGGAGTCATTAACATTAATAGCAAAGGCAAGAACCCCTTCACAATGGAAAGCTTTCACCGATTTATCACTTTGAGTAATCATTACGATGCCGTAGCCACATCCCAAGGAGATAGGAGAAACTTTATTACTCAAATGTCACCAGTACTGAAGAAGGATAAAGAATAT